ATGGACGATCTTGATCGCGCCGAATCCTATGAATCCATCGCGCGGGAAGCCGCGCTCCACCGTCACGCGGCACGTCCCCGCTTCATCCCCGACTGCGAAGCCTGCGGTGTGGTTCCCGCCCATGTCACCTCCACGGGCGTGACATGGCGCTTCTGCTCCGACTGCGCCGAAGAACACCTGAAGAAACGACGCGACGCCTGATTCCCTACACGGCAGGCCTGCATGACGACGTACCCATCGAGAAGGAGAGAGCCATGACGATTTCAAGCGACGTTTCCCATGCGTCATTCCGCGAGCGGGTGCATGCACTGGTGGGGCATACGACATGGCGCGAGTCTTCCGGTGGCGGCCCACGCTACCGCAACGGCATTCCCGGCGATCACATGATCGCCGCGGCGCTTTCCTTCGGCCGTGCGCATGCCGAGGATATCGGACCGGATATCGCATTCGACATCGCGACGGGGAGGGCAGGTCACTACGGTCGCGTCTGTGCGGCCCTGGGCAAGGCCCTCGGTCGCGATCGTTCAGTGCTGGTGCGACGAAATCGCGCGTGCCTGGGGCACGTGAGCATGGCGGCTTATCATGTCGTGATGGGCACCCCGTGCCCGGCCATGCCTGCCGGCATGGCCGAAGCCGACTGGCGCAACCTCGTCGCCGCCGGCGCCTGTGTGCTCGAACGCATGGCGGAAGATGCACTGGCACTCGCAGCGCGAAAGGCGCGTTTCGCCGCTTAGGCAAACCACGCTTGACAAGGTTTCAAACTGCGAGAAACTTTCACCATCGACTTCATATGCCCCGCCTTCGCGGGGCTTTTTTTTTGGCCGCCCCATCGCGCAGCCCCGATATCCCCACCCGTCACGTCACGACCCGAGGTCGTGACGCATCTTGTGCGAGTTCGACTCGCTCCATTACCGGGAGCACCATGATCACTAAGGACCTGGCGGCCGAATCCGGCGTTGCCCTGGCAAGACTTACCCCACCCGCTGCCGTCGTCACCGCCTCAGCCAGCGGTTACTCACTGCAGGACTGGACCTATATCGGCACCCTGGCCTTCCTGCTCATGCAGGGCGCCTACCTCGCCTGGAAATGGTGGAGGGAATGGCACTACAAGAGGCTGGCGCCATGAACGGCCGCTCGCTCGGAACCGTGACGGCCGTTGTGGTGACGGCAGCCGTTGCACTGGTCGCGCAGTTCGAAGGTACACGCTACGTGGCCTATCCCGATCCGGCCACTCGCGGTGCACCGTGGACCATCTGCAAAGGGCATACACGCAACGTCAAGGAAGGCGACACTGCGACGCGGAAGCAGTGCGACGATTGGCTTCGTGAGGATCTGGACGAAGCCAACGACGCGATCAACCGCTGTATATCGGTTCCACTCAACGACAACCAGCGGGCGGCCCTGATGTCGGCCGTGATGAATGCCGGGCCATCGCTGGTTTGCGGATCGAGTCTCCAGCGAAAGGCGAATGCCGGCGATCTGATGAGCATGTGTGGGGAACTGTCGAGATGGATTTACGCAGACGGGCGCGTGCTGCGTGGCCTGGTGAGGCGTCGTTCTGAGGAACGTGCCCTATGTGAGCGAAAGCCATGACCAGCGTTCGCATCGCAGGAACCGCAGGCTTCCTTCTTTGTATCGCGCTGGCTTATACAGCCGGGCACCGAATCGAAAGTCTTCGCGCTGACGCACAACTGGCCGCGTTCCAGAAACGTGCCGCCGAAGAACGGGATGTGGCAAACCAGGCCCAGCTACAGCGGGAACGGAACCAGGCGGCTGCCTTCGACCAGGTGGCCGCCCACTACGAGGAAGAACGGCAACATGCAAAGACCGAAGCTGATCGCGTCATCGCCGATCTTCGCGCTGGCACTCTGCGCCTGCGCGACCGCTGGGCCACCCAGATGCTCGCCGGAAAAGCCCTGGCTGCCACCCGTGCCGCGAGAACTGATGCAGGCACCGCAGACCGAGCGCAAAGTGCGGGACGAATTGTTCGAGCCGCCGTCGAATGCGACGCACAAGTCCGTGGACTCCAGTCCATTCTGACGAAGGAAAGAGAATGAACGATGCATCATTGAAGGAGCAGCTAGCGACCCAGCGCCTGCACGTGCGGGGAAAGTCGTTCGCCAGCGCGAAAATGGAATTTCTTTGTATAGAAAGCACCAAGGCCCGCATGCGTTCCCAGGGGATACGTATCCCGCCTGCGATGGCATCCGTGGATCACCGGAGGCGACGCGGAAAATCGTCCGTCCAGGGTGTTGACAAGGTTTAGATCTGCGCGAGAATTTCATCGTGGGGTGATTTCGTCACCGGACCACGGCATTTGCGATACCCGACGAACTATCGTCCCTGAACCCGCCTTTGCGGGTTTTTTATTGCCTGTCTGGTCAAGAACGGACCCGAGGCTTCGCTGAAACGATGTCCTTATCGCCTCATCCACAGGCGAGACGGCCGTTGCCATCGAGCGATACATCGCTCGCTCTCCTTCCGGCCGTGAGGCTGGTCTTCCACATGCCTTCCCATCCCCATGGACGGGTGGCTTCGCGTCATCTCTTTATTCGGGAGAATTCGTACATGACTGCTGGCATTGCCGCATCGGGCGCTCGCGCCGCTTACTATTTCGTCCTCGAGAACGCCGACGGCACCACGCCTGCCACCCCGGCGTTCAAGCCCCTCCGACTCACCCAGAACGGCCTGGTGGAACAGGCCAACGAGATCCAGTCCAATGAACTGGCGGCGGACCGCCACCGTCGTTCGGCACGCCGGGGCGCCACGAGTGTCAGCGGTGATATTGCCGCCGAACTGTCCTACGGTTCGTTCGACGACCTGCTCGAAGCCGCGTTCTGTGGCACCTGGGCTTCGGACGTACTGAAGACTGGCGCGACACGGCGTAGCTTCGCCATCCTCAAGCGCAACCTCGATATCAATGTCGACACGATCTATCGCGGCTGCCAGATCAACCAGCTGAAGTTCGCCTGTCCGCTGCAGGAGAAGATCACGGTGACGTTCTCGGTTGTCGGCAAGGCAGAAGAGTCGTACACCGTGCCGGCAGGTGCCACGTTCGCCACGCCGTCCACCAGCGACTACATGACCACCTTCGAAGGTTCGCTCGATCTCGATGCCGCTCCGCTGGGTGCCGCGACCGAACTGAACATCACGCTCGCCAACAACATCGAAGCCAAGTATGGCCTGTTCAAGCGTCCCGCCTATGCGATGAAGATCGGCATGATCGACGTGACCGGCGATCTCTCCGCATACATCGAAGATGCGGCGCTCAAGGACAAGTACCGCAACGAAGTCGACACGGCGATGGTCGTCACCATGGCCGACAAGGCCAGTGGCGGCAACAGCTACGTGCTGACCCTGCCGCGCGAGCGCTTCACTTCGGCGAAGGACACCTTCAATGCCGACGACCTCGGTGTCCAGCAGCTCAACTTCCGCTCCCTGTATGACGCAACCTCCACGACGGAACTGATGATCCGACGCGTGGCGGCGGCTGCACCGGGCGGTAACTGACGGGCCCCGCGGGCCCGGTCGACCGACATCAACCTCTCATCATGGATTACGACGTGACCGACACCACCCACCTCGCAACGGTCGCAGCCGATATGGCTGCCTTCGCTACCCGAAAAGTCTCCAACGAAGGCATCCGCCTGCCGCTGGCCTTGCCTGACGGTACGCCGAGTGATCGCTACCTGGTCGTCCGCAACTATCGTTGCGATGCCTATCGGGCCAAGCTCAACCAGATCCGCGATCGCATCGCGGAGCATGGCAAGGCCAGCGATGCACAGCACGAAGCCGATCGCGTGGCGCTCATTTCCAGTCTCATCTCAGGCTGGAACTTCGAAATGCCGTGTACGCCGGAGAACGTGGCGGCTTTCCTGGCCGAAGCGCAGCTGGTCGCGGAACAGGTGGATCGCGTCGCCATGGAGGACGAGCGTTTTTTCGGCAAAGGTTCGACACCTTCCTCCGATGGATCGAAGGTGAACTGAAGCTCGACCGGGTCCGCGGCACGCGGACCATCCGGCAACACCTCCATGCGCACTGGAAAACCACCGGCAGGAAGCCGTTGGCGTTGACCGCGCACGGAGCATGCCCCGAAGGTTTCGGATTTCTCGTCGATGTGTTCAGGCGGTTGTCGCGCCAGCGCTGCCGCTCCACAGGCGTCGATCCGATCACCCTGGGCGACATCGACGCCTTCCAGCGACTGGAAGGCGTCTCCTTGCGACCCTGGCAGGTCCAGGCCATCGAGCAGATCGATGTGCTCTGGCGAGCCGTAAGCATATGAGGTCATCATGACGGACGAAGTCGCTCGTCTTGCCGTCACCGTCGACAGCGCGTCGGCGGCAAGCGCAACAAGCATGCTGGATACCCTGAAGGACGTTGCGTCTGCCGCCGAAACGGCGTTCAAGTCCCTGTCCCAGGCGCTGGGTCCTGCTTCCACCCAGTTCGACAAGCTGGCAGACCAGCTCAAAGGCGCGCGAACCGGCAAGGAAACCAAGAAAGATTCAAAGGACCTGGCAGACGTCGCGCAGAAAACGATGGAGGATCTGAAGGCCAAGGCGACGGATTCCGCGGGCGTGTTCACCAAGGTGGTCGGTGACCTGAACACCGGCCTGGCCGATGTCCTTGCATCGGCGGCATTGAAAGGCAAGGCGAACATCAAGGGGTTGGTAACCAGCATCCTCACGGAAGTGGCGAAGCTGGAAGCCAGTCGCCTGGCGGCAGGCCTGCTCAGTTATGCCATCAATCTGTTTCTGCCAAGGAACAGCATCGATTCACCCAGTAATTTCAGCCTCACGGGTGGTGAATACAGTGGTCCGGGTTCGCTTTCCACGAGCTGGGCGGGCGATGGTACCGGTTCGAGTGCCGGGCTGGGCAGCCTGTACGGCCTTGGCTCCGGCACAAGCTCCGATTTTAGCGGGTTCAACCTCATGCAGTCGTATGCACCGCCGAGTGTGGATACCTCGTCGATCATACCGGCGTCGTTTGCAGCACCCATGGCGTTCTCCGCACCCGACGTGGGAGCGTCCAGCGCCCAGGTCGCCGTCACCGTGAACGTGGGTAGCGATGGTGGCGTATCCGGTGGCATGACATCGCACGACGCGGACGGCTTCGGCCGCGAGATGGGGCAGCAGATGCAGGCGGTCGCTGAACAGGTGGTCGCCAGGAACCTTCAGCCGGGCGGAAAATTGTGGAGGGCCAATGGCCGTGTCTGATGTATTCGATTTCGCCGTGGATGCCGGTACCAACGGCACGACCACGTTCCGCGTGAACAAGACCGCGTTCGGCGACGGTTATACGCAGCGCGTCCAGGACGGCATCAATAGCTCGAGCCGCCGCTGGAACATTACGGTCGCTGATCGTTATGACGATGAGATCCAGCCCATCAAGGCATTTCTCGACGCGCATGCCGGTGCCCGTGCATTCCTCTGGGCTCCACCCAACGGTGTACAGGGGCGTTATATTTGCGAGACGTATAGCGAGACCCCGGCCATAGCGGGTCTCACCACGCTCACCGCGGTCTTTGAAGAGGACTTCGCACCGTGACCTTATTTGCCGATATCCAGACGCTGCAACCGGGTGCCTGGGTCGAGCTGTTCGAACTGGACGCTCGACCGATCACCGGTGGTGGTGCGGGTGATGTTCTGCACTTTCACGGCTATACGCAGCTTGGACCGATCACCTGGCAGGGTATTGCGTATGAGCCGTGGCCCGTAGAAACCCGTGGCTTTCGCCTTGATCCCGAGCAGCCGCCCGTGCCGACGTTGAGCGCGGGTAACGTGGATGGCCGGATGACGGCTCTTTGCCTGGCTTACCAGGACCTTGTCGGTGCTCGCCTTACGCGTCGCCGGACGCTCGGGCGATATCTCGACGCCGTCAATTTCCCAGGGGGCAATGCCACGGCCGATCCCGAGCAGGAGGTCGCGCCGGAGTTGTGGTTCATCGAACGCCGCTCCGCCGAGGACAAGACGCAGGTGACCTGGGAGCTTTCGAGCCCGATGGACTTCGGCAATCGCCAGCTCCCCCGTCGGCAGATCGTTGCCAACGTCTGCAGCTGGCTGGCGATCGGTGGGTATCGGGGGCCGAACTGCGGTTACACCGGTCCTGCGGTGGCTACCGCCGACGATACGCCCACGAACGATCCGTCGCTGGATCGTTGTGGCGGGCGGATTTCATCGTGCAAGATGAGGCAGTGGCCGAACGACGAGTTGCCTTATGGTTCGTTCCCGGCGGCGGCGCTGATCAAATGACGCCCGAAACGCGAGCGGCGATCCATGGCCACGCACTCGCCGATTATCCCAGTGAGAGCTGCGGCCTGGTTGTCGTACGCAAGGGCAGGGAGCGCTACATGCCTTGCCGGAATGTAGCGGCCGACCCGAAAGCCCACTTCGTGCTTTGTCCACAGGACTACGCGATGGCCGACGATGCGGGTGAGATCGTCGCCATCGTGCATTCCCACCCCGATGTGCCGGCGCGTCCTTCAGAGGCCGACCTCGTGCAGTGCGAGGCATCGGGTATTCCCTGGATCATCGTCAGCGTGATGCCGGGAGCATCGTGTCCCGTGGTGACCGATACGCATATCGTGGAGCCGACGGGATACAAGGCACCCCTGGTGGGACGCTCCTGGTCGCACGGTACCTTGGATTGCTGGGCACTGGTCAGGGATTGGTATGTGATGGAGCGCGGTGTATCCCTGCCCGATCCCTATCGGGCCGACGACTGGTGGAACGACGGTCACTCCGATCTATATGGCGATCGCGCCATGGAAAGCGCGGGCTTCTTTCGCATCGATCTTGAATCCGTTATCGCCGGCGATGTGATCCTGATGCAGATAAGAGCAGCGAACCTGGTGCCAAACCATGCGGCGATCTACCTCGGCGACGGATTGATCCTGCACCACCTTTACGGCCGGTTGAGTTCCCGCGATGTCTTTGGCGGGTATTGGCAGGAAGTGACCCGTTCGGTGTGGCGACACGCTTCCTCGTCGTTGGTTACATCCGGATAAGAGGAAAAGACATGACAGCAACGACGGTCCTGCTTACCGGAGAGGCCCGAAAACGGTTCGGCGCCGAATTCAGGCTTCATCTGGAAACGCGAACTCCCGCCGAGGCCATCCGGGCATTGTGCGCCACGGTTGCGGGCTTCCGGGATTATTTGTTCTCTGCCCGCGGACGGGGCATCGAGTTCGCCGTCTGGCGAGGCCGGGGCGGCACGGCGGAGAACATCGGCTACGGACAGCTGCGTGAACCCGCGGGCGATACGATCCGCATCGCACCGGTGCATCTGGGCTCGAAGAATGGCGGCGTGCTGCAGACGATCGCGGGTGCCGTGCTCTTTGTCGTCGGCGGGCTGATTTCCGGCTGGACGATGGGTGCCGGCTCCGGTATCGGTGGCGCGATGATGTCCGCGGGTATCGGCATGATGGTGGGTGGCGTGGTCCAGATGCTGACGCCGCTTCCCAGGCTCAACCAGAGTATCGAGTCATCCGGCAACCAGCCCAGCTACATCTTCAATGGTGCCGTCAACGTCACCGCCCAGGGAAACTGCGTGCCGGTGTTGTATGGCGGCCCACTTGAGATCGGAAGCACCGTGATGTCCGCAAGGATCGATGCGATGGATTACAGCTCCCGGCCGACCAACGTCGGTATGGGCACGCCCCGGGGAAATGCGAAGACATCGCTGTACGAACCCGAATGAATGCATGGGTGGTCCTGTGATAAAGCGGATCATCTTTACTGGAGAAGCCATGACAGCCACCACTGTCTTACTTAGCGGCGAGGCGCGAAGGCGCTTCGGTCGGGAATTCAAGCTCCATCTGGACACCAATACACCGGCCGAGGCCATTCGTGCGTTGTGTTCGATCCTCGGCGGGTTTCGCGCGTATCTCATGAATGCCAGGGAGCGAGGCATGGAATTCGCCATCTGGCGGGGTAGCGGCAAGCAGGCGGAGAACCTGGCCTACGATCAGCTCAGGGAGCCGGCCGGTGGCTTGATCCGTATCGTTCCCGTCCATGCAGGCGCAAAGAATGCCGGTGTGCTCCAGACCATTGTCGGGGTCGCCCTGGCCGTGGTGGGAAGCATCTACCTGCCGGGCTCGACCGGCTTTGCCAAAGGTCTGTTCGCCAGCATGCAGGCGACCGGTATCGGCATGGCTGCCGGTGGTGTCGTGCAGCTGCTGAGCCCGCAGCCGAAGCTGCAGGCCAAGGCCGACAAGCCCGAAAACCAGGCCAGCTACCTCTTCAACGGAGCGGTGAACACGACAGCCCAGGGAGGCTGCGTACCCGTGTTGTACGGTGGCCCGATGGAAATCGGCAGCACGGTGATCTCCGCGCGCATGGATGCGGTGGATTACAGCTCGCGGCCCTCCAACGTGGGGCTGGGCACGGCCACGGGCAACCTCAAGCAGACGCCCTACGACGCCGCCTGACGCGTCCTGCAGACCCAGATCAATCACCACGGCCCGCTTTCGCGGGCCTTTTCATGGAATCCGCATGGGAATCGATCCTCGCATTACCGGCGCCAAGGGCGGCGGTAGCTCGCACACGCCTGTCGAAGCACCTGACACCCTGCGTTCGATCTCTTATTTCCAGATCGAGGACGCACTGTCGGAAGGTGAAATCGGCGGCCTGGTCAATGGCCTGCAATCGGTACGCCTCGACGGTACGCCGGTGGCGAATCCCGACGGCAGCCTCAACTTCAAGGGCGTCTCCGTCCAGGTACGCGCAGGTACCCAGGACCAGAGTTATATCCCGGGCTATGGCTCGGTGGACAACGAAATCTCCATATCCACCGAGCTGAAGTCCGAGTCGCCATGGGTGCGCGCCGTCAACAATACGCAGTTGTCCGCCGTGGCCATCACCTTGCAGGTCGATGCACTACAGAAGAACAACGCCAAGAACGGTGACATCAACGGCTATCTCATCCAGTACGCCATTGATGTGTCTACCGATAACGGTGCTTACCAGACGGTCATCAACGGTGCCTTCAACGGTAAGTCCAGCGGACCTTACCAGCGTACGCATCGCGTCGATCTTCCCCAGGCGACCACCGGATGGAACGTGCGCGTGCGTCGCCTGACCGCGAACGCACACAGTGCGACCACGGCGGATACAACCCGGGTCGTATCGATGACGGAAATCATCGATGCGAAGCTTCGCTATCCCAATACCGCGTATGTCGCCATCAGCGGTGACGCGTCCCAGTTCCAGAACATTCCTGTCCGTTCCTACGTCTGCTTCGGTCGCCTGCTTCGTGTGCCGTCGAATTACGATCCATCCACGCGAACTTATTCAGGCGTGTGGGATGGCTCATTCAAGGCCGCGTGGACCGATAATCCGGCCTGGATCCTCTACGACATGGTGTCGAACAACCGCTTCGGCCTGGGCGACCTGATCGATGCGTCGCTTGTGGACAAATGGGAGTTGATGCGCATCTCGCAGTACTGCGACCAGCTCGTGCCGGATGGCAAGGGCGGGCAGGAGCCCCGCTTCCGGTGTTCTGTCTACCTTCAGAGCCGCGAGGACGCCTTTCGCCTCATCGGTGACATGGCTTCCGTCTTCAGTGGCGTCAGCTACTGGATGGGTGGCGCGATTACCACCGTTGCGGACATGCCGCAGGATCCGGTGTACACGTACTCGGCCGCGAACGTCATCGACGGCAACTTTTCCTACCAGAGCAGCCCGCGAAAGACGCGCTTCACCACGGCCCTGGTGACATGGAACGATCCGGAGAGCAACTTCCGGCAGCGCGTCGAGTATGTGTCCGACGATGCGGCCATCGCGCGATACGGTATCCAGCCGACCGAGTTCGTTGCCTTCGGCTGCACGAGCCAGGGCCAGGCCCACCGACGGGGGCTGTGGTCGCTGCGTACCAGCCAGTACGAAACCGACTCCGTGACCTTTGCCGTGGGCCTGGAAGGCCTGCGCGCGGCGCCGGGCCAGATCATTCGCGTGCAGGATCCGCATCGCGCGGGCATGCGACAGGCCGGTCGTCTCAGTGCGGCGACGACCACCACGGTCACCCTGGACAAGGCTCCCGGCGAAGCGGTGGTTGGCGACACCCTGACGGTGCATCTGCCTGGTGGTATGGCCGAAACGCGTACGATCACAGGCATCGACGGCCTCGTCTTCACCGTGAGTCAGCCGTTTACCGATGCACCGGTGGCGGAATCGGTATGGACGGTGGAAAGTGCCACCCTGCAGACGCAGACCTATCGCATCCTGAGCGTCAGCGAAGATACCGGCCAGAATGAGATCCGCTTCACGATCAATGCTGTCCAGCATAACGCCAGCAAGTTCGAGTCGATCGACAAGGGTGCACAGATCCAGGTGCCCCCGATCAGCAAACTACCTGTAGGCGCGCAGGTACCTCCCTCCAACGTCCGCATCGGCGGCCACGTGGTGGTGGAGCAGGGCATTGCAAACAACGTGATGACCATCGAGTGG